TTTTTTGTAGCATAATTACCCACTATATAAGATTTTTTATATTTTTGTAGCCTTATATTATACGAATCTAGGCCCTTTTACAAAGATAGCAATAGTTTTTCTAGATCCAGATATTACTGGTAAAACTCTATGAGGCACCCAAGACTGAAACATTAACATGGTTCCAGGTTTTGAAAGAGCTGTTACTTCCATTGGGCCCATTTTAAATAAAAAAAAACTTCCTCCATCATATTTTTTTTCTGATATATTAATAAGAACAGTAAATTTTAGGTCATTAACCCAAGTTCTAGCCGCATCTACATGCCAATCATATCTACCTTTGTTTTTAGATGAATATGTATTTATATGAATTCTATCATAGTCATTTACGTCATACAAAGAATATCCAAAATGTTCTTTATTTACTAATTTTACTCTTTCTAAAAGATCATGAAGATACGGTTTTAAATCTTTATATAAACAAAATTCAACTTTTGAACTTTTTGTAGTGCTTGCAGGGTTATCAACTACATCGAGATCTAAATTATTTTTAATAGCTTTATTTAAATTTTTAATTTGAGACGCATTAAGTAAATTTTCCCATTGCCAATAAAGTTCTCTTTCATTATTTACGTCTTTTTTCATATTTTATATTTAATTTTTCTAGGGTTAGAATTTGAATTTTTACATAAATCTGTATTAAAAGAAACAATTGTTTTATTTTTTTTAAAATTATGTTTTTTAGATTCATGAACTCTATAAGAGGGAAAAGATAATATACTCCCATCCACAATATATTTTTTTGGTATATTATAATTTATTATATTTGTAGGGTTTATTTGACTGTTTTCTAAAAATAAAACATTAGTAAAATGGCAACCTTCATGAACATGTTTTTGATGAAAATCTCCTTTTTCATATTTTTGAAACCAATAATTTCTTACAATTAAATTATCACAATTAAACTTTTTATAAAAACTTTTTTTAAAATCTAACAAACACTCATTCCATAAAAAATTCCAATACTCTTTAGAAATTTCTAAATCCCAGTCTGTAAAAGAAATATTATCAAAGGAGTGATGTTTAGATTTATTAATTAAAAAAAGTGTTTTTTCTATTTGATTTTTATTTAATCCTTTCCATATAAAAATATCGTCTTTTATTAATTTAAGCATTTTTATACCAAGCGGCCAGTGTATATCTAAAATTTTTTTTTACTCTTTCAACAGCGTGAAAATATTCAACACCATTAAAAAAAATAACCTTACCTGTTTTGGGTTTAATGGTTTTTCCATTTTCAAAAATAGTTGCACCGCCCTCATAGTTTTCGTTTAAATAAACAATTGAAGAAAAAACAGTTTTTTTTCTAGCAAGATCTTGATGAAAAGGTTGATGGGTATTTGGTGGCCACTCAGCTATTTCAGCAGATTCACATTTACAATTTTTTATTAATTTGTTAACTTGTTTTTCTAATAAATTTACTTCTTCTAAAACCCAATTTATTCCTTGTAACAAATTTATTTTATTTGAATTTTTTTCTAAAAATTCAGTTTTAAACTTTTTTAATTTTAATTTATTTTTTTTATTTAACATAATTAATTTATTACATCTTTCTTTTGTAAAAAAATTTTCTATTTCAATTATCATTTAATACTCCTATAAACCAACCTGGTAAACCAATGTGTGGTCTTCGATCAAAAAGGTATTTTTTAGAATTTTTTGTTTTTACATTATTATAATGTAAAAAAAGTTGAGCACATTCTTTACCTTTAAAAGCATTTCTCCAATGTTCTAAATCACATCCTCTATAAACTAACATATCTCCTGGACTTAAATTTATTTTAATTCCTTTATCTTTAGTGGGAGCGTAGTTTTGTATTTCCTTAACGCCCATAGTAGGTCCATGAACGTAACCCGCTTTAGGATTAGGATTAATGTAAATAGGCCAATCGTCACCACCAAGATTCATGGTGGTTGATATCTCACAACTAAATCTGTCTTTATGTCTTTTTAGTTCATCACCTTTTTTATAAATTCTTGCATAAGTATAAGCAGGTTGTAATTTTAATTTTGTTGACCTTTCCATAATAGGTTGTATCTTTAACATTAAAACATCAAACAAAACATCTCCATAAGTTGCAAAAGTATTTGGAACTTGTTCTTCCTGTGTTTCATAATATCCAAAACCTCTTTCAAAAGGAGATATATATCGATACTCTTTCATAGTATCGTATGTTTTTTTTCTAACTAAAAAATAATTGTATAATAAAGTTGCAATTTCTTTTGAAACTGCGCTTTTAATAATACAGTATTTATTTTTTTTAAAGTTCATTTTTTACCACTGAATCTGGAACTGCTTGAAGATTAAAATGTATAAACCTAAAAGGTTCTTTTCCATGATCTACAGAAAATTCATGTTGAACATAACCTGGAAACAATATTAAATCCCCTGGTTGTACTTTAACATAAAAAGTATCGTGTCCTGCCCAAACACCCTCTAAATTTTTTCTCATATGTAAAGTGGTTGCTCTCGCACCTGTTCTAGGATCGTGAAAAACAGGATGTGATGTTTTATCAGAAGCTTTTAAAAAATAAAAACCTGAAACATGTTGATTCCAGTGTACGTGCGCATTGTGATGTCCTCCACCTTTTTTAGAAAATTCTTGAACCCACATTTCAGTAAACAATAATTTATAAAGAGACATGTCATAACCACTTTCATTCATTATTTCTAAAGCTTTTTCTCCAACATAATTTCTTAAATCTAAAAAATTATTGTCGTGTAATAAACTTACTGAGTGATAAGAACGTCCAAAATCTTTATTTTTTTTTATCCATTCTTTTGCTTCGGGTGTATTTCTAGCTTGTTGAATATATTTATTTGAAGCTTTGTTTGAAGAATTTACAAACTCTTTCTTATTCTCAGACCAAATTACAGTTGGAAATCTAACAACATACGTCATACAAATGGGTATCCTAAATTCCAAACAACTAAAGAATACCTTTCTCCTTTCGTTACGGGTTTAACTCTGTGCCACAAAAAAGATGGAAAGACAACGATAGATCCTTTAGGTAATATTTCTTTACATTGTATTCTATGCTTTGATTCATCTCTCATATTTGGAGAATAATTTCTAAAATCAAACTCTAATTCTCCACCGCTATACTCTGAACCATCTGTCAACTGACAAGTCATAGATAGTTTTCTTATCTTACCGTGTTCACTAGGACTATTTGGTTTATCGTAAGGTTTATCCCAACTATCACAATGCCAATCATAATATTGGTTTAATTTATATTTTGTAAACTGACATTGTTCTGAATGGTCCCATTTAAAATTCCAATTAGCATTTTTGTTAGCTTCATGTACAAAAGGGTGTATTTCTTTATAAATCCATTTTTCATCCAACCAAACAATATTTGAATTTCTTTTCTTTTTTAAATCATATACATCTTTTTTAGATAGTTTTTCTTTATCAAAGCCACCTGTTCTCGCTATTAATTCTTTTTGTAATTTAGCATATTGAATAACTTCATCACAAAATCTAGGTGTTAAAGCAGATTTAAAATACCAATAATAATTAGTTAAATTCATTTAATTTTATCTTTATTCATTCTAATTTTTTTATAATAAAAAAATAATTTAATGTCAAGTTTTTAATACAACGTTTAGATTAAAACGAGCAATATCTTTTTTAGGTCCAAATCCAACATGCTTTACGTTACTTGAAAAAATTTTTGCTTGTCCTTCTAAATCAGGATAAAATTTTTTATTAATTTTTGTGCCACCATCAGTTGTATTTAAATTATAAATTATTGAAATAGAACTAGGATCTTGATCATCTATATGTGGCAAACCATTATGTCCAATATAATACATATTCCACATGAGTCTTGAGTGTTTTTTATTTATGTTAAAAACTTCTTTTACTTTTTCAATTATAATATTTGCATAAATATTTAAATACTCATGATGTTTAACGTCCATAGTATCTATGGTAAAACCCAAGTAAGACTTTAAATTTATTAACGTATCATGACAAGATTTATTAGCGTCTCTAGCTACACACCAAGAACACTCATTAACTAAATATGTAATAATAGCTTTGTTAATGCTTTTTGGTAAAATATTATTTAAAGTTTTAACCACCATTATTAAAAATGTTATAAGTTATGGTTTGAATAAAATTATGCTCACGTGTCTGCATATTAGATATTTGATACTGTAAGTTTGCAGGAAAAAAAATAAACTCATTATTTTTTAGTTGTGTGTCTAAAAAAATTGGTGCAGATCTTAAATCTTGATAGTGAATTCTAACAAAACAATCTATGGCTTGTATGCCATACAGCATAACATAACTTGGGTTATCTAAAATTTGTGAGTAATTTATTTGTGATATATTTTTAGTAATTTCTTGTGGTTTATAATAGTTACCAAAAAATTCTTTATTTGTTAAATCTAAATTATGTTTAACTCTTAAAAAATCTATAATATATGTATTTAATCTAAACAAACTTTTACAATTTTTGATTGGTATATTATTCTTTTCAGATTCTAAAATAACCCCTTTTAATTCAAAAGGAAGAATTTCAAAACCTTTTGGCATTTTAACTATACCACTATATAAATTGTTATCAGTTAATGTTGTTTTATGTATCACTTTCTAAAATTTTTAAACCAATAAATCCACAATCTCCCAAGATGTTGTTTCTTCATTCCATTGAGCATTCCATAAATTTGTGCCTGCTTCATTTTGAGAACGTTGCTCTGATGATATATTTGGAGCAGCTCCCACTGGAGAATCCCAACTCGCTGTTGTTGTATTTTTAACCCAACTTGCATAAGGTTGTGGTTGCCAAAATATATTGTTTTCAGAATCCCACGTATAACCTATTCCTGCATAATTTCCTCTAAAAGGTGTACCACCATTTAAGTGTTGATTAGCTAATGTATTGTAAGAAGTTTGAATCCATAAATGTGCTGGCCAATTATTGTGTGTTTCTAAATAAGCTTGTCCAACAGATTCTGTTTCAATACCTTCTGCGTTTTGACAATCTTTGTCTGCAAGTGTTAAAATTTGTAACACTACGTTCTCCTCAGATATTTTTGCAAAGTGTGCCATGTTATTTAAATTTATACCTTATAATTACTATACCAGATCCACCAGCACCACCATTGGTAGACGTGCCTTGA